TGATTGCGATGCTTGATGTATCCACATCTTCATTGGGTAAAATAAACGACGTATTCGCAGCATTGAGAAGAAATCTGTGAGTTAACGGAACTCCTTCAACGATATCAATATTTCCTCTAAACCCATTGGTGCTATTAGCAGAAATAGTGTAAGATTTTGGAGTTACGAAAATATAACTAACTCCATTGATAGTAGAAGTGAACTGAGAATTTTTAACAATATTCAAAGAACGTTGTGCGAGAGTTGCAGTATCAGTAAACGATATTCTCACATTAGCAGTTGCGCCTACCGCCGATACTGGTCTATATCCTAAAGTTTTTGCATGCGAAACGACGCTATCATACAGTTGCGCGGAATCTAGAAAACTTTCATTCGTCGCCATATTTGCATAGAATGCGTTATAATATGTATTGTATGCAAGAAGGTCCAACATAGAGCCAATGGCCGAATCTTCATAGTCGAAGTCTGCGAATTCTGATTTAGCTTTGATGAAGTCGCGAAGATTTGCGCGAATCGTATCGAATGATAAACCCGTCACAGAAATAGCGGTATTTGCTGGCATTATCTTATCCTATCGAGCGAAATAGTCGCTTCAGAAATTTCGGTTGAATTCTTTCCGCGAAAAACAATACTAGCGGTTAATGTGTGGCTATCTGGATCTCCAGAAAGTATAATATTCAATAAATCTATTCGTGGTTCATAATTCTCAATAGCTGTTTCTATGTTATCTTTCAGTTCAGATTCAGTCGAAGCTGTATAATTTTCGAACAATGCTTCACGAATATTTGATCCAAAATCGGAACGAAATGGTCTTTCGTATAGATCTGTTAGAATTAGATTCTTAAGAGCTTGTTTCAAAGACTCATCATTCTTTTTTATAAAGAGCTTTCCTGTGATCGGGTGACACCTCATATTCAAATCGAAATCTTTATATACGATGGAATTTGTTTGACGTCCTTGCATATATTTCCTTATTTTGACCTATTTATTACTTATTCTAGCTTATCTATTAGATTATTTTTGACTCTGTGAAGATAAAATCTGCCGCAGGTGTTCAAATATTTTGTTGCTGCGTTTAGCGACTCCTGCATCGCATTTATTCTTTTTAGTTCTTCCATAGATTTATTTTTCATATTTTCTACCTCTTTTTCTCGACCTATATTAGCAGTATCAAGAATTTTTCCAGCCTCACTAAAAACCTCTGGCCAACTTCTATCTAACGGAATTCTATGAGATATTAAAGTTCTCTTACCATCAACAAGCGGCGCGATCGCATCTAAAAAAGAATCCCTTATACTTTCCGTCCAAAATGGAAACGAATATTTATCAACAAGAACTGGTGTGACTGGCGTTGGTGCTGGTGTTGGTGGTGTTGGTGGTTCAGAATTCACTGTAGGTTTTACTGGAGGTATTGGTAGTTCTTTAACTTCTCCATTCACTACTTGTTGATTTGGAACTGCAGTGCAAATATCAAATGCTGGAATTTTAGCGATTCCTTTTGTTAAATTTTCAGCAAGACTAGATGCAGTATCGCCAAGGCTAGTCACTAATCCAGATATTGGACCGTCTTTTGCTGAAAATGCACCACCCAGTTTCGATAGTTCTCCAAAAGCATCACTCACTGCGGTTTGAACTTCAGAAGCTAAACTGGTTAATCCGTCAGTGGTTCCAGACCCAGACGTAATTGAAGACAGTGCGCTTCCAACAGCAGTTTGTGCGTTTCCTAAAAATGAAGTGACTCCAGATGATATATCACCACCAAGTTCTTGAATTTTTGGTAAAGATATTTCTAAATTACTAATCATCTTTGATAAATCGCCTTTGATAAGGTCAGTAGCGTTTGCAGGAATCGCTCCTGCTGGTAATATACCACCAGCAGCATCTAATGCTTTCTGCATATCAAAATCGGGAAATTGTTTTTCAATCTCCCTCAATTTCGTTAAAGCCGCTACAGGTTGACCAGTTCCGAATGAATTTATCGCAGAATGAAATTCGTCTTGTAATTTCAATCCTATCGTCGGAAGATCTCCTAATAAATTTTCATTTAATTTTGCCGCGACTTCCGAAACACTAGAACTGATACTAGAGCCTAATGTTGCGATAGAATCAGCAATCCCTCCAGTGCTAGAAGTTAAAGAATCAAGTGCGGCCGCGGCTTTACTTTTAATAACATTTAATTCTTCTATTTTAGGATCTAATCCGCAAGGGGCGTCATTTAATCCGGGTGTTGTAATTTCGGGTACAGTAAAAGTCATATATTATCCGACTATCATGTTATGACTGCGCAATCATTCGTAGAAGTTCTGGTATCGGTTGAGCATGTATAGTCGACTGATCCAGCTTTCTTACGAGTGTGTGTATCGCCCTGTAGGGAAGTATACTGATCTTTCAATACCACTACTGTCTGATCCCCTGCGGTTTTTAGTTTCATATTGCCAGAAGACGCGAATGATGACGTCCCGCCTGCGCCAATATCCATATTTCCTCCAGATGAATGTGTTACATTTTCAGAAGTTATTGATTTTAAGTCGCCCCTAATAATTTCTGTTAATCCATCTAACATAGTAATCGATGTCGCACCAGCTATACTTTCGGAAAGAGTTCCACCTACTATAATATCCCGTTTTCCAGATATTCTTCTTGTCTCATCTCCATTAATTTGATGTGCACGTGATCCTAGGACTTCTTTAACATCGTTTCCGACTATTTTAGTTTTCATATCGCCATGCACTGTAAGATTATAGTCTCCAACGACTTCTTGTATAAGATCCCCGTCTACTCTTAATCGTGTATCGCCTATAATTGTGACATTACATTTACCAGATATTAAAATATTCTTATCTTTAACACATATCTCATAATCATCACCAATGATTTTCGTTACTCTATCGCCCGTGTCCTGTATCTCACAAAAAGTTCCAGTCCTATGATAGACGTGAATTCTTTCATTTTCTGGCGTATCATCAATTTCAATCGCATGACCAGATTCAGTTTGTGTAACATGATTCTTAGGATATACTGGATCTTTCCCATTTCTAGGAAGAGGTTCGCTCCACGTTTTTAATTCATAATCTTCTTCTCCGACATCTGAAGATACAGAAGAAACTTTTTGTAATCTTGCAGTCGGGACATCTTTAACTACATTTGCTTCTTTATCTTTTGTTATACTATCTTGAATGAATCTATCATATGCTAAATTTGGTGTATCTGGAAATCCAGGAAATTTTGGATAAACTTTATCTGGATCAGAATATCCACCTTGGTCAGATCCATCTGGAATTCCATGCAATGAACCCATAACAATTGGTTGCTGAGAAGTTTCTCCATCTAGAAAAAATCCCATCACATAAGAACCATTCAGTAATCCTGTTCCAGATCGCCCAATGCTACTCGTCGACGCAGACGTGACTGGCATTAAAACTTGAGCCCATGGTAAATTTTCAACCGGAAGTTCATCTACATTATCCGAATGCCACCCCACACATCTTATTTTAACTCTACCACAATTTAGAGGGTCATTTATATCCTGAACGATTCCTAAAAACCATACAAATCCATCCGCACCAATCCAATTTTGTTTTATAGTCATTATTCGTCCTCTGGTTGCGGTTGAACTCTAGAAACGTCTTTAACGCATTCCATAATTGTAACATATTTATGCGTCACATTGATCCTATGAACAACTGCAGTTACCAGATATTTTCCAGTAGTGTCATCATTATCTTTTCTTTTTCCTTTTTCGGTTATGGTGGGATCTGGAAACGATAAATTAACAGTATCTCCAGCATGTATTCTGGGGTTTCCATGAACCATAACATTTATTTTTTGCGATAAAATTTGTTCTGTTGCAGCTTTTTCTATGGCTTCAAACTCTTGAACTTTTATGGAAGATTGCTCCATCTCGGGCTGAAACCCCTTAACATAAGACAGTTGTGATACTTTGGAATTTGTTGTAACGAAAGATTCTCTCGTGGGAGACGAAGTAAACTTTTTAATTGTTTCCTGCGTGAGTGTTTTCTTATTTTCTTTTTCTGCATCCGGATGCACAGATTTAAAATCTTTATCATAATCGTATGATTTAGAAAAAAATGATTTGGCTAACACGTCTAAAGTTTTTGTTATTCCAGAAAAAGTTCCCTTTAGAGCTCCTTCTAATAATGAAACTCCTCCAATCTTTTCACTTGATATGATCTTTTGATAATCCTTAACGTCTTTAAGATCAGTTCTTTTTTGCAGTGATTTGATTTCTTCCATATAGATATAAGATTCTACAGGTTTCTTTTTCATTAATTGTTGCATCGTAACGAAATGATATCCAAGAGATGTTTCATAAAATATAAAATTAGATGATATATTTTTCGCAGACTTAGCCTGAGAACACATCATATTCATAGCTCTAAATGGGCTAATTGATGAAAATGTATAATTAAATATACCCTCTGTTTCTTCGAGAGTAATCAATTTTTTATTAGATACTTTTTGAATATTACCAATGAATATGTTATTTGCAGTTTTATCTATTGTAAATTCATTCGTTCCCATTCGAATTAATCTATTCGTCTGTTCATTCGTTAACAATTCTTCGGTGGTTGCAAATACAGTATACGCTTCTGTTTTTTCATTATAGAAAAATGATTCTGAAATTTTATAGATTTGTAATTTTGTTTCTATTTCTGCATCGATGTCATCGTCGCCTTTAGCACGCATCTTCAATTTGAAAGATTCTCCACCAGAAATTGGAAGAGAACTCTGAAGAGCAATTGCGTCTACTAACATTTT